TAGATACTATCAGTATCACTAGCAATGACATAATCTTTCTTCTCCGTTTTTAGTATTTTGTTTAGATAGGTATTCATTTTGTGTTCTATCCAACGAATAGACACTTGCCCTGACATTGTAATTGCCTCAGCATTAGTGAGATTATAATATCTAAAATACTGATTCCCGATTGCACCATAGGCACTGTTCAATTGAATCTTACGTGCCATTTGTATGTTGTTATATTTACTTATACTTTTTTCTAATTCCTTTGTTGGGGTTTTCTCATATTCTTTCTTGGCAAGGATCATCAATTTCTTAGATTGCACACGTTCATCGTAGATCTTCTGCATCATTTCTGGTAAGAAACCATGAATGTCTTTACGATACATTGCACCGTTTGCACATACAGCAAACTCCTTTGGAACTTCTATCTTCTGTCCGAGGATTTTATTAACTGTAGCGGATGGATGCCTTTTTTCAACGAGGGTTTCTGGGGAAATATTATATTGCATAATGAGATGAGGGTACAGACTATTGAGGTCAAAACTAACCACCCAATTATAGCGTCCTGCAATTGGTTCTTTGACATAAGCACCTTCGTATTTGTCGTTCTTGTCTGATCGTTTTGCAGGAGGGACAACGATACCCTTTTTCTTGAGGAAGTTGTAGATTAATGTATCCCACATCCTCACCTGATAATATACATCTCTAATATTTACCTTAGCATCATATGCTAGGGCAACAGCAAGTTCTATCAACTTCATCTTTTCTTCTAGACGCACAACAAGTTCTGTGTCAATGATGTTGTAATCAATAAACTTCTGCCAGTCATTTGTGTAGAACGCTTTAAAGTTTTCATGCTCACTGTGGTCAAGTTTTCTTTGACCGAGTTCTACGTGTGCAATATGATCTAGACGATATGATTCTTGATTTGTATATGTAAATTTCTTGTACAGATCCATGTAATCCATGACATTTATGCCATAGATGTTGTACACTTTGTTCTTCCTACCTTTGATTTCTATCTCATCGTCATGCACGATGTTCCAAGGTGACATCAACTTCATTTCTTTGGTGCCAAATAGTCTTTCTAGACGACCACAAATATACGGGACGTCATAAAGTTCTACGTTCCACCCTGTAAGAATGTCAGGAAAGTTTTGTACCCAATGATCTAAGAAGGCACGAAGTAAATGTTCTTCACTGTCACATAAAATGTATTCTACATCGTCACGAGTATTCTTATATGGTCTAGTTCCAAATACTTTAATTTTACGTGTGACATAATCCTGCACTGTGATACTGAGCATTTCCTCAGCACATTCTAAAACATTAGGGAATCCATTCTCACATTGAACCTCAATGTCAAGTGACATGATATTCATTTTCTTGAAGTCAAAGTCAACGTCATCAGGAAATTCTTTAGATATGAATTGATACAAGTATCTGTCATACCCATGCACCTCAAAGTTTGGCACTTCTTTGTATTTGTCTATGAACTGACGTGCTTCACGAACAGAATCAAACCTGACTGGTTTTGCATACCTACCATCAAGTGTCCTGTGTTTAGTTTCTTTTTTAGTAACAACAAAAAGAGTTGGAGAAAACTTAAATTTACGTTGAATACGTTGTCCATCTTCGTACCCAAGATAAAGTAAGTTGTCACCAACCAGTTGTACGTTGGTATAAAAACTCATTTACTAACTGTCTCGTACTTCTTCTTTATTTCTGGTGTTGGTTCAACTATTGTAGCAATAGTTTCTGAATAAAGCAAGACGTCGGTGTCTGTTGTATAGCGAGGCCATGGTTCTAATGTGCCATCATCCTTTATTAGGTAAGGATCTTGCATGTGACAACTAGGTTCTTCCTCTAATTGCTCTGCCTTTGTAATTAAGTGTATACCACTCTTAAGTATTATCAGTGCTGTCTGCATCATCCTCCTCTAAAACTTTTTCTGCATCTTTGAATATTTGTTCCATGTCTAGATCATCATCTTGTACACCCGCAATGACATCTTCATGTTTCTTGAAGTTCTCATCGTAGGTATCTTCTTTGATTGCTTGGACATACTGTTCTGTAATACTATCTAACGGATCGTATGCGGTAATTACATGTCCTGCAGGAAGAAAGAAATCTTTGTCTTTACTTAAAGGTGCCCAAGGGAACCAAGATAACTGATAACCTTTCTCTCTGTTGAAAACAAGATCCCCCTCGTCAGAAACAATCTCTAGACGAAAGGGTTTGTGTAACTTAAATCCTACAGACTCATTAGTTTGTGGATCTGCTATCTCTTGTACTTCTGTAATTATTTCTTCGTTAGATCTTAATAATAAAATCTTTATGCTCATGTTACAGTGCCACCCATCTTTTGTACATTACCGATGTATGTATCTCTAAGACTAGGGACTGGTTCTAATATAGTAACCACCATGTTATGATTCAATGGTATTTTTGTCTCTGGAGATAATGGACACCATGGTTGGTAGTGTACCTTAACTTCTGGATCTGTTACAATACCTGTAGAATCCATCTTAGGTTGATCGTACTCAACCCTGTAAGGGAAGTTCATGATATATGCCTGTCTTTGTCCAGTCTCTTTATCTACTGCTTCTTGTAAATCACATATAACATTATCGCCATTAAACATAACGACAACCTTAACCCTCTCTGCAGTCACAAGATTTTTCTGAGGAGGAGTTACATTGATTGGTTCTTTCTTCTTTGCCATAATCTAGCTAATGATGTACCTATTATAAAGGGGGAATTGAGTTTTGTCAATCCCCCCTATGTATTAAATGAAATCTTTCCTTGCATAACGCTCAGGGATTATCCTTCCCAGTTCCACAGTAAGGAGTCCGTCGGCAAATGTGACCTGTCGAACTTCCGTATCATCTGAGAGCGTCCACGACCTAGAGAAGTTCCGTCTAGCAATGCCTCTATGGATGCAGTTGCATTCTTCGGTCTCTTCTTTGCGATTAGACTCCACAAATAATTTTCCTTGTTCCGTGTATACTTTGATTTCTTCTTCTTTGAATCCTGCGAGTGCGATTTCGAGTCTCGATTCAGCATTGTTTACCTCTATTAGATTGTATGGTGGATATGTTGCACTACCTCGAATGTCATTTATCTTATCGAAGTAACTTTCTAATCCTATGCTATGTTTTGTAATAGCATCAAATAGTGCAGGGAGGTCTGCAGCACTATACCTTTGAATGTTCATGGTTTTCTCCTTTTAAAGCGAGTTGTAATTGTGTCCCCGAAGGCGACAATACTAATTATAACACTAGACTAACCAATGAAGGATAGGGTTTTCCGCATATAATTACGGTAACTACCCTTATCCATATACACACTATGAAATAGCATACCCTCGTATAGGTATAACCTATTAAATTTTGCTTCAGTGAAATGGTATTTCTCATACTGATCATCTTCTTCCCAGATAGGAGTAAACTCTTTTAGAGATAGATCAGGGGTTGTAAATGCATATCTTTCTTTTCTATAAGAACATGAGTTGGGGAATGGAGACTCTTCACCAGTATCTTTAAGACGATAAAAAGTTGTTCCAGTATTCCCATTCTCAGAAAGTTCTTTGTCTGTGTTTAAAAATATATTTCCTGCCACAGTTCTGTCATCACAATGTGGGTGTGATGATTGACCATAGACTTTTTTATTCCCATCAACACACTGATAGGAGATGTTAAAGTATGGTGCGTTATATCCATAATGTTGGTTGATAAGATAGTTAGCACACTTTTGCAGATGCCCAAAGTCATATGTCATATAGACTTGGTAACCAGGATAAAATCCTCTAGGAGGAACTCCTTCTCTTATCGTATCTTGGAATGGAATTGTTTCTAGAAACTCTAAACACTTTTCTGGATTCTGTAGAAAATTGTCAACCTTTACAATTTTGCTTCTGGTCTTACCAATGTATTCTACCGATAGTTCATAATGTGGGTTGATGTCAAAAATACTATCGTCTATCATTCCTCTTTCTTCTTACCAATATTATATTTTGATTCTAGTGTCCAGTCACCTTTCTCCTTGTAAGCAAGAACTTTGATCTGACTTAGTGGTGCTACATCAGCAATGCCTTCCTTACTATTGACAGATACCAAACCCCAATCACCTAGCAACTGTACTATACGGTTACGACGTTGCACATCATTAAGTGACAAGTTTGCCTTCTTTCCATCAAGAGCAAACAACTCTTTAAAATGGACGATGTAATATTTACCTTGCTTATGCAAGATATGACATGACTGATATAATTTCTTTTCTTTTCTGGATGCTACACCAATTCTTGTAAGTGTCTCTCTAACCTTTAGAAAGTCATCTGGTTCTCGTAGTCCTACCTCTATCATACTTTCGGTAGTCCACTGGACTTCCTCAGTGATCGCAGTCATCGTTTGCCTCCCCTATCATGTTTGTTACGAATTAATTCAAGTTGGGTTTTGGTTAGAAGACTTACTGCGACCTTTGCTTTTTCGTTACTATAACCATAGTGTTTTTTAACCAGATCCAGATTGTCCATCTGTTCTTTCTTCAACCAAGGAGAAAACCTTTTTCGTTTCCTCAAAGTATATAGGAAGAAAGAATACTGCATGTCTTTGTCTATGTTACTATACTTGTTCATCTCGTTTGCAAACAAGACAGTATCAAGATGACCTGATAAACACCTGTTGACAATGTATGGTGGGTAAGATGAGATTGCCTCTTCATCTTCCTCAATCAAATTATCTTTATTAAAGTTGACTGAGTTCAACCAGTCTTTTAATTCGTACTTCATAACCAGTCTGACCTATCACATCCCCATCTCTTAACTTCTGTTGAGTGAAAACGATCCTGCATGTATTGTATCACTGCTTTGTAATTTGTCTTTGGATTGCATGAGAATAGATCACACCTAGCAACATCATCTTCAGGCCATGTGTGTATACTAATATGACTCTCTGCAAGTAAAGCATAACCAGTCACACCACATGGTTCAAACTTATGGGTGTCAACCTTTAACAGTTCTAGACTAGCAATCTTTGCTGCCTCTGTCAAAGTTTCTTTGATGTATTCTTCATCATTTAGTGGAGGAGTCATTAGACATCCTTTTAAGTCAAATAATACGTGCTTCATTAGAATGTTCTGATAGGACCTATGACACCAGTTTTGCTGTTGTTGACTCGATAGATTTGTGTTCTACCATCTTTAGTTTGTACATGGACTTCTTCACCCATGATGATTGCTGTCTGTGCGTTAGGTGCAAATGTAGATAGTCCTCCCCTACGTGTATTGTAGAGTTGACAGTATCCACTAGGCAACACTCTGACTCCTATAGTTTCCATAATTAAGACAAATAAGTTCACGTCGTTTTGTTTGGTCTATCATGTATGTACCTGTAGACCGCATTGTATAAGTATGAGCAAAGTCATACTGATGCCACTCTAGAAATCTCATAACGATATCTGGGTGGTTATTATATGATATCATAACATTGCATAATTGCTCGTCCATGATATCTGCAAATTGTGCATGATCAAAACCTTTATGCATGTCACCTTTGTGACCATAAAGATTGTCCTTAATATTATAAGGTGGATCTGCATAGATTAATACGTCATCTTCATCGGATTGTAATTTACTGTAATCTAAATTAGTAATCTTCCAGTCACGTATTAAGTATTCATAGGCGGGAAGTTTCTCAATCCCACGTAATGAGAAGTTGGAATCGCTTGCTTGCGAAGAGAAGGACGATCCTTCAGTAAGACCAGAGAAAGAACACTTGTTAACAATATAAAAAGCAATTGCTCTGTCCTGATCTTTCGCCTCCGTGTCATTTACTATCTCCTTTGATTCTAAAAATAATCCTTGTGCGTTATGCGGTGTGTTGTATTTGGTTTTAAGGATCTTAAGAGATCTTGCCATTTCCTCTCCACTGCTCTGGAGTTGTGTCCAAAAAACATAGAGTGGTTCGTACAAGTCATTGACCCAGATAGGTATATCAGGATATTGTTTTGTAATCTCAATTGCCACACTACCGCCACCTAGAAAAGGTTCACGGTATTCCGTGATCTTATCAGGTAACCACTGACATAATTTAGGGACTGCCCTAGACTTACCGCCAGGATATCGTAGTGGTGTCTTAAGACTCTTCATTAGGATCGTGCGAATCTAGTTCCATTATAGCATCTACTGGCACCTCATTGCCACCTATGTTATACCAATGTTCTAAATTTCCTGACTTATAACTTTTACGTTCGCCAAGATATTCTAGATCATTGAAGTGATGTTCTCTAAGCATTGCCTGTAAACGATGATGTATTAGTTCTGACTTCTTCATCTTATCACCATGCTTTCTGGATAGAACTGTGATTGAGGAACTTGGAATTGTATGCTCTCTACTAATAGATTTATGTCAGCAGAGATAGCATCATTTGATTCTGCCATCCTACGGAATCCATTTCCAACATATATTTGTCCTGCAAATACAGAAACAGTTGCTGCACCCCAGAACAGATAATAAAATCTGGACTTTACTTGTGCTCTCAGTTTTTCACGTTTAGTCATTTGAATTGACACTCCACCATAATTTCAGTTAATGCTGCTAATAGATTGATCTCTTGGTCAGCAACGAATGCTGATTGATATTGATACTTAGCAATTATCAATACCGCCTGTGGGACACTTGCAGGAGCAAGTGCACCATACAAACTATCATAGACAGTTCGTAAGATAGTATTAGGATCGTTGTCTAGATTAGCAACAATCCATTTACGTGTTGCACCGAAGTCTTTACTCTTCAATGCACCAACAAGTTTTTCTAATCGAACCTGACTTATCTGTGCCAGAATGCCAGTGTCGATAACCCCCGACGCTGCGTATCTTTGCAGTTCGTTGAGGGTGCGTCTGAAGTCTGGGAAGAACTTCTGGACAACCTCGGCAACAACCGAGTCATTAAATTGTATGTTCTCTGCGGTAAGAATACCACGACATCTTTCAAAGAACTTACTAGCGATTTCTTGTTTTTGTTTTCCACGAGTATTGCAATCAATTACAGTTGTTCTACTATGTAACGGTTGTATAATTTTGTTCTTAAAATTGCATGTAAATATAAATCTACAATTGTTTTGGAACTCTTCTATAGATGCACGCAATAACAACTGCACATCATGTGTAGTGTTGTCTGCCTCATCTATAATAATAACTTTATGCTTGGCACCAGATGTTAGAGATACAGTAGATGCAAATTGTTTTGCACTATTTCTTACTGTGTCTAGAAATCTACCTTCATCAGATCCATTGATAACAAGATGGTCTACACCTAGTTCACTACACAATGCTTTAGCAACTGTAGTCTTACCAATTCCTGCAGTACCGCATAGTAAAAGGTTTGGAACCTCTCCTGCTGCGACAAAGGATTTGAATGTATCCTGTAACTCTTTGGGGAGGATACAATGTTCAATCATCTTAGGGCGATACTTTTCTACCCAAAGAAATTCATTCATAATTTAGGATATCCAATAAGGTTTTCTGTGTGGATCACGAAGATAATTACTTGAGACCCATGGTTTGCTATTGATATAATACTTGTATGCAGTAAAGATGTCAATAGATGTATCGTGCTTGAACTCGTCAGGACCTGCAAACACAAAGGGTGTATGCTTAGTGTAGTCTGCTGATGGTAAGAGATGTGTTGCTTCTAGTAATGGTCTATGACAAGAATG